GGCCGGGTGACCCGGCTGATGGAGGGGTCCGTGGTCGTGTACCCCGAGGTGACGCGTGACTGAGGTCATTCGGGACTCCCGTTGCGCCGTCCAGACCGTCGTCCAGCGCGCGCCGGTCGTCGTGACGGTGCCCGTGACGGCCCGCAAGACAGTCTCCAAGCCCACTGAGACGGTCGTCAAGACTGTCCTGCCGGTGGAGACGACCAAAATCCTGCGTGAGCGGGTGTATCACGTGGACCGGGGCCCGCCAGGACCGCCTGGTCCGCCGGGTCCGCCCGGTCCTGCAGGCGGCACGGCCATTGAACTGCCTGCAGGTGAGGTGATCCATGGGCTGCGGGCGGTGCGAGCCACCGCCGGGGCGCTGTACCACCCCCTGTTGGCCGATCCGGACCACGCCGAGCAGGTCATCGGCATCGCGCTGCAGGCCGGCACCGGTGTCCTGCAGGTCCAGGTCAGCGGGCTGCTGACCGAGTCCAGTTGGGCCTGGCAGCCTGGGTTGGTGTATTGCGGGGACGGCGGAGTGCTGACACAATCCCCACCTGTGACGGGATGGTTGCTGGCCGTTGGCCGCGCGATCGCCGCAGATACCATTGAGATCGACATCGACACAGCCGTTTACCGGGGGTAACCCATGGCCGCCAAGCCGCTGCACCTGATCAACAACCGCATCACCGAGGTCGAGGCGAACGTTATCTCGCAGGGCGCCACCGACGCCGGGAAGCTGGTGGCGCTGGACGCCTCGGGCAAGCTCGACGTGTCGCTGCTGCCCACCGGCATCGGCGCCGACGTGGCCGTCATCGAGGCCAGCGAGAGCCTGGCGGCGGGGGACTTCGTCAACATCTACGACGACAGCGGCACGGCCAAGGTGCGCAAGGCGGACGCCTCGGACCCGGGCAAGCAGGCCCACGGGTTCGTGCTCAGCGCGGTGTCCGCCAGCGCCAACGCGACGGTGTACTTCGAAGGGGCGAACACCCAGCTGTCGGCGCTGACCCCGGGCACCACCTACGCGCTGGATCACAACACTCCGGGTGACGTGGTGGCGCTGGCCTCGGCGACGACCACGCCGGGGCACATCCTGCAGGTGGTCGGGGTGGCGGTGAGCGCCACTACCATCAACGTGGAGCTGGCCAAGCCGATCGTGCGCGGGTGACGCCGGCCCCTGCGCGGACAGGAGGGCAGCCATGGCGCAGACAGTGAAGTACCGTTACCGCAGTGCCGTCACCGGGCGGTTCGTGAAGGCATGGTACGCCGCCCGGTACCCCCGCAAGACGGTCCGCGAGCGAGTCAAACCGCTGCAGAAGAAGACGTGAACCCCGAGATCCGCCAGCAGATGACGGTGTGCGGCCTGGACGAGGCCGAACAGGCGCTGCTGTACCACGTCGAGGTCCTGCGCCTGCCGGTCAAGCGCGCGGCCGAGGTGGCCGGCGTGTCCAACGGCTATGAGGTCATGCAGCGCCCGCACGTGGTGGCTGCGCGCGAGCGCCTGCGCGTAGCCCTGCGCGAGCGGGTCGAGATCACCCGTGAGGACGTGATCGCCGGACTGAAGAAGGCCATCGACCAGGCGGAGATCCTGGCAGACCCGACCGCCCAGATCGCCGGCTGGCGCGAGATCGCCAAGCTGCTGGGCTACGACAAGACGCCCAACGTCAATATCCACATCCAGGGCAGCCTGGAGCAGATCCGGCAGCAGTACCGGCAGATGCCGCTGGACCAGCTGATGGCCGAGGCGGGCATGGACGGGGTGATCGACGCGGACTTCGTGAAGGTGCACGATGGCAGTTGAAGCGCAGTGCCCCGGATGCAAGCGGCTGCTGCCGCTCAAGCAGTTCCCGGTCCTGGACAAGGGGCCGCCGGTGCGCCTGTATGACTTCTGCACCGAGTGCATCGACCAGTTCGGCCTGGTGCACCTGTACCAGACCTACAGCGAAGGGGTCGATCCGCTCACCCGGCGCATGATGCTGCAGGATCGCAAGGCCGCCGAGCTGGACCGGCAGCGGGTGGAGCACGCTCGACTGGTCGAGGAGGCCCGCCGCGAGGCCGCCCAGCGTGAGCTGTGCCGGCGCGCGCTGTTGCCGTTCATCAAGCGGTTTTTCCCCGACTACGAGGCCGGCTGGGTGCACCAGGACATCTGCCGCCGCCTGGAGCGGTTCGTGCGCGACGTGGAGGCGAAGAAGTCGCCTCGATTGATCCTGACCATGCCGCCCCGGCACGGCAAGTCGACCATCGTCTCGGACATGTTCCCGTCCTGGGTGTTCGGACTGCACCCGGAGTGGGAGCTGATCGCGGCCAGCTACGCGGTGTCCCTGCCGGTCAGGTTCAGCCGCAACATACGCGACCGTATCCGCGATCCGAAATACCGGGCCGTGTTCGAGGACACCGAGCTGCGCGCCGACGCCCAGGGCGTGGAAGAGTGGCGGCTGACCCGCGGCGGCGGTTACCGCGCGGCCGGCGTAGGCGGCGGCATCACCGGTACGGGCGCGCATATCCTGCTGGTCGACGACCCGGTCAAGGACTGGTCCGAGGTCAAGTCCGAGCTGGTCCGCGAGAACGTGCGCAGCTGGTTCAACACGGCCGCGTACTCCCGTCTGGCCCCTGGCGGCGGGGTGCTGCTGGTCATGACCCGCTGGCACGACGACGACCTGGTCGGCAGCGTGCTGACGCAGATGCGCGAGCAGATCGACGCCGGCTGCGCCCCCGAGGAGATCGACAACTGGGAGCTGATCAACTACCCGGCCATCGCTACGGGTGACGAGTACCTGATGCCGGACGGCTCGATCCAGGTGGACCCGCCAGAGGCCAGCCTGGCCGGCGCGCGGCTGCTGCGCCGACGTGGCGAAGCCCTGCATCCGGAGCGCTACGACCTGGGCAAGCTGATGCGGATCAAGCACCGCTACAGCCCGCACGAGTGGGCGGCGCTGTACCAGCAGAACCCGGTGCCGGACGACGGGGCTTTCTTCAGCAAGGACATGTTCCGGCACTACGCCTACCTGCCGGGGATGCGCGAGGAGTACACCTACATCACCGCCTGGGACGTGGCCATCGGCGAGCAGCGGCGCAACGACTGGACGGTCGGCGTGGTCTGCGCGGTCAACGCCGCCGGCGACATGTACGTGGTGGACATGGTGCGCGGGCGGTACGGCACCTACGACCTGGTGCAGGCCGTGGTCAACATGATCGAGCAGTACGACTGCGCGGTGTTCGGCATGGAGCACGGCCAGATCAAGATGACCCTGTGGCCGCTGATCCTGGACGAGATCCGGCGCCGGCGCCTGGCCTGCTCGATCAACGACGACCTCAAGCCGATCACGGACAAGGAGACCCGTGCCACGCCGCTGCGCGGCCTGATGCAGCAGGGCCGGGTGTACTTCCCGCTGGCCTCGCACCGGCCGTGGGTGGAACGGGCCATCGAGGAGATGCTCCGGTTCCCCACGGGCAAACATGATGATATCGTCGATGCGCTTGCCTGGGCGGCTCGGATGTACCGCGCAGCGCCGCGTCCGCAGACGGCAGTGAATGAGGCGGCCCGCCGCGTGGTCAGTTGGCGCGAGCGGATTCACGAGTTCCCGGGGGTCGACGGTCTCGGCAGCTCGGGCGGTTCGTACATGGCGTACTGATATGAGCGAGCGCGAAAAGGCAGAAGAAACGTATCGCATCTACCGGTACGACCGGGAGAACGGCCACGAGCAGTACATACGGCGTGCCGAGGAGGCGCACCGGTACTACGCCTCGCAGCAGTGGTCGGAAGAGGATGCGGCAAGGCGGCGGCAGGAAGAGCGGCCGATGGTGACGGTCAACGAGATCTTCGAGACCGTCAACGCCATCTCCGGCGAGCTGTCGCAGCTGTCGACCGATGTGGCGTTCCAGGCCGACGTGGGCGGGGACCCCGCTACGGCGGACATCCTCAACAAGATGTCCGAGTATGTCGATCGACAGAACAAGCTGTACATCCACGACGACCGGGTGCGCCGTGACGGCCTGCTGACCGGCCGCGGGTTCTACGAGATTCGGGTCGAGTTCGATGACAACCTGCAGGGCAACATCAGGATTCGTTCGCGCCGCCCGCAGAACGTGATCCTGCCTGCTGACCTCGAAGAGGCCGACCCCTCGACCTGGTCGCGCGTGTGCACGACCGACATCCTGAGCTTGCAGGATGTGGAAGAGCTGTTCGGCGACTCGGTGGCCCGCGAACTGCGCGGGATGCCCTTGCCTGACTTCTACGACGCCGAGGACAAGAACCTGGCTTCGGTGCTCGGGTACAACTCGATGTACCGCGAGATGGGGCACTTCGACGAGGAAACGAATCCATTCATCCGCAAGTACCGCATGATCTCCATGCAGTACCAGGAGCTGAAGTGGAAGGACTTCTTCGTCGACGTGGACACCGGCGACATGGCCGAAATCCCGGAGAACTGGCCGCGCGAGAAGGTCGAGTACGCCATCCAGACGCTGGGGCTGGCCACCACGCGCAAGAAGGCCAAGACGGTCCGCTGGCGGGTGGTGCTCAACGACCTGGTCGTCCACGACGAGGACAGCCCCTACAAGTTCTACACGATCGTGCCGTACTTCCCGTTCCTGTTGGACGGGGCGACGCTGTCGCTGTTTGACGTGCTCAAGGGGCCGCAGGACCTGCTGAACAAGTCCCTGTCCGAGGAGATCCACATTCTGACTTCCGTGGCCGCCAGCGGCTGGAAGGTCAAGGAAGGTTCGCTGCGCAACATGACGCCGCGCGAGCTGGAGACCCGCGGCGCCCGCAACGGCCTGGTGATGGTCCTGGAGGACATCGGCGACGCCGAGAAAATCCAGGGCAACAGCGCGCCGTCCGGCTTCCAGGACTTGTCGGCGCGCGCCCAGCAGTGGACCAAGCAGCTGGCCGGCCTGACCCCGTCAATGCAGGGCGCCCAGCGCGCGGATGCGTCCGGCAAGGGCATCCAGCTGCAGCTCAACCGTGCGCCGGTGAACCTGTCTACGGCCCTGACCGCGTTCCATTTCACCAAGCACCTGCTGGCCGAGCGCAAGCTGAACCTGTTCCAGACGTACTACACCGAGACCCGGTTCATGCGGGTCCAGCATGGTCGTTACGGGCACACCGAGGAGATCGGGATCAACATTCCGACCGTCGACGGGTACCTGCACGACATCACCTCGGGCAACTACTACGTCGACACCGTGCCGGTGACCAGCCGGCTGCAGGCCGAGGAGTACGCGTTCGACGAGCTGGTCAGGCTCAAGGAGCTGGGCCTGCAGGTGCCGAACCGGCTGTTCATCGAGGCCAGCTCGATCAACGCCAAGCCCGACGCGGCGGCGGCCCTGCGCGAGGCCAACAGTGGCGAACTCAGCCCCGAGGAGCAGATGGCCCGGCAGCTGGAGCTGCAGAAGATGCAGCTGGAGGTCGAGGCCGAGGCGGCCGACGTGGAGAACAAGCGCGCCCA